ATCGACCTTTACAAACAACTTACCCTAATGGATACTTTACTAATGATTACCTTTATGATGAAAGTGGAGATTTAGATGAATTTAATGGTAAATTTACAATTACTCCAGAATACCCAAATGGAACATATGCATATTTTTCAACTGTAGATAAAGCCAGTTTTGAACCAACCTTTCCATATATCACATTCAAACATCGTAATCACACTGATGATTTTAACTACAATTATCTAAATGATCAGTCTGATTTAATAATTAATGATGGTAAGTATAAGAGAAATGTAACTCATTTAGGATTAAATGAAACACATAGAAAATATCCATTATTACAAGATACGTTAGATTCTAAACCTGTAGTTGAAGTTGATGGAGTTAAATCAGCAGAGATTACAGAAGTAACTGTTGATGAGCCTGGAGAAAATTATAAAGTAAATGATAAATTAAATTTTAGTGATCCAACAATATCATCTAGAGTAAGTGAAGTTTTAGGAAAACCAATAGTTTCAGTTGGAACCACTAATACAATAGTTAATAATTTGAAATTTTCTGTATCCAGTGATAAAATTACTGGTTTATCAACTATTCCACACGGATTACTTGATCGAGATGTGGTGCAAATTAGTGGCATATCATCAACGAAGTATAAAAATTTAGAGGGAATTAGAATTATAGGTGTATCTACTGTTACCTCATCAATATCTACTTCATTACCAACATCTAATACTGGAATTTCTACATTTTTAACTTTCTCCGATTCCACTACTAGTAGAAAATTTAAAGTTAACGATATAGTTAAAATTGGAACAGAACAACTTTTAATAATTGATCATGACGATGTTAATAATAAACATAGAGTAATTAGAGGCCATAATTCAAATGCATCAATAACACCTGCTCATAACTCAGGGTCAGTGATAACCAGATTAGAAAAAGAATTCACATATACAATTGATAAAAAATTAGAAAATAAAAATATTGATTTTCCAAAAATACAATATTTTGAAGCTGCAAAATCAGTTGGAATTGGAACTAGTTTTACAAATGTAACAGTAGGATTTGTTGGTGTTACTCCAATTAAAAAATCTATTCCACCAAAAGCAATATTTTTACCAAATCATAAATTTAAAAGTGGTGATGAGGTATCTCTTGTTTCTTTAGGATCTACAATTTTTGGATCTAAAAATGTAAATTTATCTAATCCATTTAACTTAAGTTCTTTTAGTAAATTATTCTGTGTAAAAATAAATGATGACTTTGTTGGACTATCAACAGAAAAAGTAGGATTTAGCACAAATAACGTATTTTTCAAACAAATTGTAACTGGTTTAACTGATAATGCTAAATTAGAACTAATACTTAACAATGTTACTGGTGATGTAAAGAGAGTAAATGGAACAGTTACTGTTGCAACTGCAACAAGTACAGGTCAACAACATGGACTATCTGTTGGTGATGAGTTTAAACTTGATATAACATCAAATCAACCTCAATCTTTTGATTTTAGATACAATGAAAATATTAGAAAATTAGTTGTAAATCCTATTTCATTTACATCCTCTGGTATTCAAACTGGAACAAATCTATCAAAGATAACAATCAATAATCATGATTTTGAAACTGGTGATATTGTGGTTTATAATTCATCAACACCAGCAACTCCTTTGGTAAATGATGGAGTTTATCATGTTATAAAAGATTCATCAAATACTATAAGATTAGCCAATAATTCATATGACTTATCTACATTTCCATACAATTACATTGGAATTGGTACAACTGGAGGAGTAAATCATCAGATTGCTAAAATAAATCCAAAATTAATTTTTTATAAGGGAAGAAATGTTTCAATTGCAACTTCCGATTCAAGTTTAACTGATTATGACATTGAATTTTACAAAGATTCTAATTTTATATCAAAGTATGACACTAATTTGATTACTAGAAGCGGAGTTAATGGTGATGGTAATGTATCTACTAAAATAAGTGTTTCTGTTGGTAGTTCATTAGCAGATAATTTTTATTATAGAATAATGGGTAAAAGTGGAAATTATATAAAAACATTATCACATTTTGCAAATGAAGATGTACCTAACCATTCTGAGATAGAAGTATTAGAATCAAAATTTAATATTAATCATAAAGTAACTGGTATAGGGACTAACATTTTTAGATTCAATCCAGTAGGGGTTGCTGAGACCGCATTATATTCACCATCAGCAGTATCATCGGGTTTTTCATCAGCATTTTATTCAACCAAATCTACAACAGAACTTGGTGGAATACATTCTGTAGAAATTTTAAATAAAGGTTTTGAAGTATCATCATTACCAATTTTGACCTCAATAGGAACAACAACAGGTAACAATGCTGTTCTAACAATTGAAACAGATGAAATTGGAAAAATAGAAGGAACACAAACTATTATTCAAGGAATTGAATTTCCTCCAAGTAAAGATTTACAACCTGAAGCTGAAAGTAATTTAATTTTAGATTTAAAGAATGTATTTACTTTAAAATCAATAGGTGTAACAACAGGTGGAGTAGAATATACAACCGCACCCAATGTGATTGTAATTGGAAACTCTACAATAGTTGCACAATCAAAATTAAATGGATCTGCTGTGGAAAGTGTCGATATATTAACTAATGACACTGGTTTAAGTGAGGACATTAGAATCGTTCCTATTAATAATTCGAATGGAGTTGTGGTAAAAGGAGCAGAAACTGCTAGTGGAGGATTAGTTACATTAGAATTAAGAGCACCAATTCCAGAGACAGGATCTAGTGCTAGTGGATTCTACAATCAAGGAAATGATTTTCCATTTAAAAAAGGTGACGAAATATTTGTAGAAAATGTAAAAATACTTGATGATGTTAATGGACTACCGACAGGTGATGGATACAATTCAAGCGATTATAATTATAATTACTTTACTGTAGTTGGTGTTGATACTACTGGTGGTGCAGAAAAAATACAATACTCTATAAGTGGAATTGGTTCAACTGGAGGAACATATCAGGTTGATAATAATTTTGGAAGGGCAATTAAAAAAGATCATTTAGCCACTTTTAATGCAGAATTTAATAAAGTTTCATTCTTTGATAATGAAATTGTTAAAGTTTCAGGAAAAGGTGTATCTGGAGTAGTTGCTAGTAAAGGATGGGACTCTGAATCTGAAACATTAAAATTATTTAATGTTATTGGGGAATTTGTAGATAATGATATAATTGTAGGATCTCAAAGTAATAACAAATCTACAGTTGAGAAAACTTTTAAATTTGATTTTGATTTAAATGTAGATAGTTCAGCTGAAATTGAAAATGGTTGGAAACGAGAAACTGGTAAATTAAATTCAAGTATTCAAAATTTACATGATAATGATTACTACCAAAGATTTTCATATTCTATTAAAGGTGCAGTTCCATATGATACTTGGAAAGATTCCGTTAATAGTTTAGATCACGTTGCAGGATTTAAAAATTTCTGTAATTTAGGTGTACATTCAACAGCAAAACACGCATTAAAATCCGATGCCTTACTAGAATTTGATGTTGATATTGACGCTGAAGCTTCTGTTCATGAAAAGTTTTATTATGATTTAGTAAGTGAGAATACAACTGATCCTAATTTATCTAAATTAGTTACTTTTGATTCAAAAATAATAACTGATTACAATGAATCAATAACAAATAAAGTTTTGATGATAGATGATATTAGTTCTCAATTTACAGGAATTGTAACTTCTACTGGTGGTGGAGTTATTGGAACTACAAGTTTTGATTTATTTACTAATGGTGATTCACTATTTCATAGAGGTTTTAATCCATCTTCAGGAGTTAGTACTGCCACACATACTATTTCTATACAAAGACACGAATTTAATACTGGAGAACAGTTAATTTACAAACCACAAGCTGGACAATCTGCGATTGGTATAGCAGCTACAACTGTACCAGGAATTGGAGTTACTAATTTATTGCCCCCTACAATTTTTGCAATCAAAGAGGACAATGATTTAATTAAAGTTGCAGTTGCAAAAAGTTTTGCAGATGCTGGAGTTTCAGTATCATTTGTAAATGTAAGTGGAATAGGAACTAATCACACATTATCAGTTCCATCTAAAGATGCAACTATCAGAACATTAATTAGTATTGATAATATAATTCAAAGTCCTGTGGGAATAACAACCGTTATTTCAGTTGGATTATCAACACAGGTTGGCGTATCAACAAATTCTATATTTTTAAATGATATATCTGATATAGAAGGTAAGTCACTCCTAAGAATCGAAAGTGAAATATTAAAAGTAAATTTAGTTGGTGTTGGATCTACTAATTCACTCAGTGTTGAAAGAGGACAGATGGGAACAGTTGCAGCTGCACATACAGTCGGTGCTGCAATCACTGTTATGAAAGGAGATTATAGGATAAACGAAGGAAGATTATACTTTACTGAGGCACCTTATGGGCCTACTGGTGGGATATCTACTTTCTCATCATTTACTGGTAGAGCATATTATAGACTAAGTTATGATACAAATAAAATATTAGATGACATATCTGATAGATTTGATGGGTCAACTGATAAATTCAATTTAACTTCAAATGGTGTTGATGCAACTGGTATAACCAGTAGTTTTGGTGCAGTTTTAATTAATAATATTTTCCAAAAACCTTTTCTTGGAGTTGTTGGGTCTTCAGCACTATCAGACTATACTTTAGTTGGAACTGGTCAAACAATTGATTTCACAGGAACTAATGGTAATGAAGATTTACCAAGAGGTGGTATTATTAATGAATTTGATGTTGGAATTGGAAGTGGATATCAATTTCCAAGAAAAGCAATATTCAGTGCTGTAGTTTCTAACTCTGGAACCATACAATCTGTAGGTATAGTTACTGGAGGGGCTGGTTATCTATCAAACCCTTTAGTATCAATCAGTTCAACCATTGGAGTTGGTGCTGCATTCACAGCTTTCGTCAGTGCTGGTGTTGTTACTTCAATTACAATCAATAATGCGGGTGCTGGATATACTAATACAGGAATATCTACTGGATTGAATTTTATAACTGTTGCACCACCTAGTCCTTACAAAAATATCCCATTAACTGGTGGAAATGGATCTGGTGCATCTATAGACGTTGTTGTTGGAACTGGTGGTAGTATAATATCATTTGATATGTCAAATCGTGGTATAGGTTACGAAATTGGAGATAATTTACAACTATCTACAATACCATTCCAAGTTGGTATAGGTACAAGTGCATTTAATATCACAGTTAAAAATAAATATCAAGATAAATTTGCTGGATGGTGTTTCGGTCAATTATTAGAGTTAGATGATTTTAGTTCTCAGTTTAATGGTTTCAGAAAATCATTCTTAATTACAAGAACAATAACATCAAAAGAGTACTATAGTATAGTTGCACAAAAAGGATCTGGAATAATTTTACAGAATAACCTTTTAATATTCATAAATGATATATTACAAATTCCTGGTAAAGACTATACATTTAGTGGAGGAACAAGAATCTCATTTAGAGAAGCACCAAAACGTAATAGTAAATTTAGAATGTATTTCTATGCAGGATCCGAATCAGATTTTGATGAAATTGATGTTGAGGAAACTATAAAACCTGGTGATGAATTAAGATTACAAAAATATGGGGGCGAGTTTGAGCAAGATAATAGAGTTGTTTATGAATTGATAGCTGCTGATACTTTAGAAACACAAACATATTCAGGAGTTGGTATATCAACAGACACTACATTCTTAAGACCAACAATGTGGAGAAAGCAAACAGAAGATCTAACTATAGATGGTTTAAGAATATCAAAAGAAAGAAATTATCTAGAACCAAAAATACTTCCAACTTCAGGAATTATAAAATCAGTATCATCATCAGATACCAAAGTATACATTAAAGACTCTTGGGCTTTCTCAGTTGTTGATGGGGTTGAAGCAAAATTAAATAATGTAAGTATTGTTGGTAATCTTGCTGGTATTGGAACAACAGCACCTAAAGTAGAAGAAATTAAAAATGTTACTTACGTAGGAGACTATGGTGATATAGTTGGAATAGGAACAAGTGCTGTTGGTATTAATACCACTGGGCCTGCTCTATTCTTTGAACTTAAACCAGATTCTACTATTTTTCCTGCCAACATTAGTTCACCAACTAGTAAAGAAAGATTAAAAACTGGTATTACTACTGGAGATTACTTTGTAATTCAAAATACTTCTATTGGAAGCAGCACAAGTGGAGTTACTGGAATTAGAACCACATCATCAGGCCCAGAAATAGTTGGTGTGGGAACTGAGTTTGTGGATAATGTATACTTTGCTGAACATATAGTAAGTGTTGGGTCATCTATTGTGAGAGTATTCTCAAATGTGCAGTCTATCTCTGGAATTAATACAGTTGGTTTTGCAACTTTTGGTTTATCTAGAGTAGGAAATTATAGTTGGGGTGCTGTAAATGTATCTAGAGGAGTCAATTCTAAGTCATTTGAATTCTTTAATCAGAATGGTATTTCAGGTATAGAAACGTCTGCTCAAGTGATCAGGTCTTTACCAGTAAAAATAACTTACTAATAACAGGTATAAATAATCAAAAAACATAGAGTCAATGCCCGCAATAATCACTGACCAATACCGTATATTAAATGCCGAAACTTTTGTAGACAGTTTTGTGGGTATTGGTACGACTGGAAAAAATAACTATTATACGTTTTTAGGACATCCAAAACCAGGTAATATATCTGATGATATTGGTTATGGTGATATCAGATGGACAACTGAACCACCAAATCCAATAGATAATTTTAATCAGGAGAATAGATATCACGATAGTATATTATTTTTAAAAAAAATTACTTCGAGTGATGTTAGAAGAGTCATACCTAGAATTAATTGGCAAAGTGGAACAACATATGAGATGTATAAAAACAATTATAGTTCAACAAACAGAACATCTCAAACTGCTACCTCTGGTTTGTACGGTTCAAATTATTACATACTAACTTCTGAGTTTAAAGTATATCTTTGTATTAATAATGGTTCAGATCCAGAAAATCCAAAAGGGAAGACATCTAAATTCGAACCAACGCATACTTCAACGACAGTTCCAGCAGCAGATAATACAGCTACTGGTGATGGGTATCAGTGGAAGTATCTTTATACTATAGCACCTGCAGATATAGTTAAATTTGTAACAACATCATACATACCTTTACCTGAAAAATGGGGTGATATTTCTACTAAGTCCATAAAAGACGCAGCAGTGGATGGTAAATTAGAAACAATAGTAATTAAGAGAAGAGGAACTGCTACGGTTGATGGAGTTGATGGTGATATTTCTGGTATCCCCATAATTGGAGATGGAACTGGAGGAACAGCCACAGCAACAGTAACTAATGGAGTTGTTTCTGAAATTAAGTTATCAAATACAAATTCATCTGGATACACTTACGCTCACGTCAGATTTGTAAATGGAACTTGGGGTGGAAAAAAATTAGTGGTAGGAACTCTAACCGATGAACCACAGTTTGAAGTAATAATTCCACCTAAAGGAGGTCATGGTGGAGATATATATCGTGAATTAGGTGCATTTAGAGTAATGGTATACTCTAAATTTGATAATAACGTTAATGATAAAACAGATTACATTGTTGGAAATGACTTCTCTCGTGTTGGTATAGTTAAAGATCCAACAGATTTAAGTGGAACTTCTGTTCTAAATAAAAGGACTGCAACATCTTTAGGTGCATTAAAATTAAAGGTTCCAGCTGGATCAAGCACTCAATTATCAAATGTTGTTTATGAGGCAAATGCCAGAATAACACAATACAATTCAAGTGATTCTAGTTTAGGTATTGGAACTGCTGTTGGATATGTTGCTTCTTGGGACTCAACCACTGGAGTTCTAAGGTATTATCAACCAGTTGGTTTCTCAACTTTTTCTGTTTATGGTTATGAACTTAAAAATTTTGTAGGAGTTCAGACAAATACACCTATTACAGGTGCTACACATATAGTTCCTGGTCAAAGTGTAGATAATTTAGTTGTTGATAGTGGATTTAATGGTGAATCAGTTAGTGTAGGTCAAAGAGAAGTAGCTCTAGGTCAAAATTTCACTAATGGTGTTTCCGATCCAGAAATTAAAAAATACTCTGGTGAGATAATATATATTGATAACAGAGCACCAGTAACAAGGACAGCTTCACAAAAGGAAGAAGTAAAAATCGTAATCGAGTTCTAAGATGCCACAAAATACTAATTTAAACGTTTCTCCATATTTTGATGATTTTAATGAGAATAAAAATTATCATAAGGTATTGTTTAAACCTGGTTTTCCAGTTCAAGCAAGAGAATTAACAACACTTCAATCAATATTACAAAATCAAGTTGAAAAGTTTGGAAGACACTTTTTTAAAGAAGGTTCAATGGTTATACCTGGTGGAACTTTCTATGATCCTAGTTATTTTGCAGTAAAAATTGATCCAAACTTTTTAAATATACCAGTCAATAGTTACACAAAATTTTTAGCAGATAATAAAATAAAGATAAAAGGAGAAACATCTGGTGTAGAGGCAACAGTAGTTAATCGATTAACTGCACCAGAATCTATTGATGGATTTGATACTTTATATGTCAAATACTCAAAATCTGGATCAGATGGAATTACAAAAACATTTCAAGATGGTGAAAATTTAATAACTCTTTCTGGAATTACTTTTTTAAACACAAGTATCGCAGCAAATAGCCAATTTGCAAGATGTATAGTTTCAAATGCAACTTCAACTGGGTCATCCTTTTCTGTAAATGAGGGAATATATTTTGTTCGTGGATTTTTTGTAAAAACAATTGCGTCAACAGTTATTTTAGATCAATACAACAATTCCCCAAGTTATAGAGTTGGTTTTTTAATAAAAGAAGAAAGGGCAGTTGCATCTTCAACTAATTCAGATTTATATGATAATGCTCTAGGTTTTTCAAATGAAGCTGCACCAGGTGCAGATAGATTAAAAATTTCTTTATCCGTTCATAAAAAATCTTTAACTGATATTAATGATAAGGATTTTGTTGAATTGATGAGAGTTGAAAATGGTTCAGTCAAAGAGATGGTTAATACGACTGACTATAATATTTTTGCAAGAGAGTTAGCAAGACGAACATATGATGAATCGGGAGATTATTATGTAAAACCTTTTTCTGTAGATGTTAAAGAGTCTTTAAATGATAGAATCGGAAACAGAGGAATATATTTTGATACTCAACAAACTCAAAATGGAAATACACCTTCAGATAATATTGTTAGCCTTCAGGTTTCTTCAGGAAAGGCGTATGTAAGGGGTTATGAGATCGATAAAGTTGGATCAACGTCTATTGATGTCCTAAAACCAAGAACAACCAAATTAGAGGAAAATATAAGCGTTCCAGTGAGAATTGGTAAATCAATGGAGATAACAAATGTTCTTGGTTCTCCACCTATTGGTTTTACTGCAACACCACTAAAATTATTAGATAGGAGATTAGATGCAAACAAGAGTGCTGATGATGGTGCAACAATTATAGGTAACGCAAGAGCATATGATTATTCACAAAAAAGTTTAACAGGAATAGCTGTCACAACTTTTGATTTGAAGTTCTATGATATGCAATTATATACAGTTGTAGGTGTAGCAACTGTATTATCACACGGAGCAGATGCTTATGTAAAGGGAAAATATAGTGGAGCAGTTGGATATGCTGCTTTAGGAGCAAAAACAAATGTAAGTACAATAACTGTTCGTGATGTTATCGGAGAGTTTCAAATTAACGAACCTTTAATAGTAAATGGAATCGAAATCGGTAATAATATTACAAGTGTTGTAGATAATAGTTTTGAAGATATCAAATCAGTTCATAGTGATGTTGGTGTTATTAACAGTGTTGGAAGTGGAACTACAACTTTTGCTGCAAACTTATCATTAGATCGTACAAAAAGAGTATTCAACGAAGGTGTAGAGTTTAGTATTACTGGTGGAAATACATTAACTTGTGGAGCAATTGCAGATTTTAGAAGTCAATTAAAAGTTAATGATATAATATCAATTCCATTACCTGATAATGCTGACCCCACATTTAATAGAGTTACATCAGTTACTCAAAATACTGTGGGTCTTGCAGCAGTTGCAGATGTAACTGGAATATGTACTGGAGCAGTAACCAATAGTTCACCCACAGGTGTTACTGTAGTACTCCCATCTTTAAAAGAATCTGACGATCCTGGTTTTAGAGTCAAGTTGGCAGATGATTTTGTTGCATCAATGAATGTATTGGATAGTTCATATATTATCAGGAAACAAATCACAAAAACAGGATATAGTGGTAGTCAAGTAACATTTAATATATCTGATGTAACAGGTTTAAGCACTGATGACTTATTCTTTGAACCATTTACAACATTAAACTATACTTTAGAAATTGATACAACATCAGATCTTGGATTTGTTGAAAAACTTCTTGAGCCAATGGTAGAAGTTGCAACAAATGGTAAATCTGTAGTAATTAAGGGTCTATCAAAACCAAGTGGTGACGCAGTTTTAACAGTTGCCATAAGAAGAAGTAAATTGGCATCTAAAGAAAAATCAATCGTAAGATGCAGTGATTTGATTGTGTCTAAGTCAGAGTCCACCTCATCTGGTATTGGAACTACTTCTCTTGATGATGGTTTAACATATAGTCAATATTATGGAACAAGAGTTCAAGATGAAGAAATATCACTGAATGTTCCAGAAGTATCTCGTATATTAGCAATTTTTGAATCAAATGATACAAATAATCCAGATTTACCAACTCTAATTGCAACTGATGCAACAGCGACATTTACTGGAAATGTTACAGTTGGAGAACAATTTATTGGTGGTACATCAGGTGCTGTAGCTCGTGTTGTATCTGTTGTATCTGGAACTTCAATTTCATTTGTTTATGAGAATCAAAATACTTTTGAAATAGGTGAAAATATATCACTCAAGACATCTGGAATATTTGCAACACTGACTAGTGTTCTACCTGGTGATCGAAATTTACTTAATAATTACATACTAGATGATGGTCAAAGACTAGAATTTGCAGACTTTTCTAGAATTGTAAGAAAATCAGATGCGGAAAAACCAACTCGTAAATTAAGAATTATTTTTGATTATCTACTCAACAATGAAAACACAGGAACTATTGAAACAGTCAATAGTTATAATACATTATCTTATAGTAAAGATATACCATTTGTTTTTGATAGGTTTGCTTCCGACTTCATTGATTTTAGACCTAGAGTTGCACCATTTACTGCAAATAATAAATCACCGTTTGCTTTTGGGTCAAGATCTTTTGCTTCAACACAGTCTGAAGTTGTAGTATCAAATAAAAGTGTTGTAGTAGATTATTCTTACTATCAAGGTAGAGCTGATAGGTTATACTTAACAAAAGATGGTTTCTTTAGTGTAAAAGAGGGAACTCCATCAAGACTTCCTAAATTACCCCTACCAAATGAAGAGGCTTTTGAAGTTGCTTCAATTTCATATCCACCTTATGTTCGTAATGGAGCTCAAGAGATCAAAGTAAAGAAAGTTCGACATAAGAGATACACAATGAAAGATATTGGTAGTCTCGAACATAGAATTAAAAATTTAGAAAATTACACAACATTATCTTTACTAGAAACTGATACTAAAAACTTATCAATTAAAGATCCAAGCACTGGATTAGATAAATTTAAATCTGGTTTTTTTGTAGATAATTTTACAAGTCATGCATCACATAATTTAACAGGAGAATCTAAATTTGATATTGATCTTGTAAGAGGTGAATGTAGACCTATGTCAACAGAAAGAAATGTTCCTTTAATTCATGAAACGGTTAGTACACTTAATGATCCTGTAAATGCTGATTATAATTGGGTTGAAGATTTTGCTGATGCAAACATAACAAGAAATGGGCCTGCATTATTGCTTAACTACACGGAAACAGAGTTTTTAACACAACCATTTGCTACAAGAACAGAAAATCTTAACCCTTTCCATATAGCATTATTCGCTGGAACAATAGAATTAAATCCAGAATCAGATTTTTGGGTTGAAGAAGTTCCTCTTGGAACTACGGAAGTCTTTAATATTGATGGTGCATATAATGCATTTGCAGATCTATTAGAAGTTCCAAATAATAATGAAAATGGTGGAATGGCATCTAGTTTCTGGAATTCTCATGAAATTACTTGGAATGGAATGGACAGTGCAACATTCCTTGGTGAAACTACTGAATCTGAAGTCTTAGCAACACATACTGAACACCAACAACAAGCACAAGGTCATGGAACTGCAGAATTTCTAGTAACAACACAAACAATTCAAAATACAGTTACACAATCTTTTGAGCAAAGTGGAATTGAAAAAGAATTTGGACTTCAATTAACACCAACAACTCAAACAATTGACTTAGGTAATAAAGTGGTTGGAGTTGATGTTTTATATAATGTTAGATCTCGTAATATTGAAGTTGTAGGAAAGAGATTAAAACCAAATTCAAGATATTATGTATTCATGGAGAATCAGGATATGACAGCGTATGCTGTTCCTAAACTTCTCCCAGTTGTTATGACAAAGGGAACATTCAATACTGGTGATTTAATGTATAGTGTTGAGAATCCACCAGGAACTGCTGGTAAACCAAGTATTCATTTTAGACTTACTACTTCAAATCATAAAATAGGCCCATTTAATGAACCCACAGAAACATATAAAACAAATCCATATGATTCAACATCTTTACCTGCCACGTATTCTAGCACAAGCACAATTTTAAATGTTGATACTGGTGGATTAGCACATTTTACTCAAGCAGATCACATTGGGTACGTTAACAAGGGAATGAGCTTAGTTAATGAAGATGGAGATGCAGAGGCAACTATTGATGATTTAAGTCTAGTGAGTGATGAAAAAGGAGATTTAATATTCTCATTACATATACCTGATCCAACTGTAGAAGGTAATCCTCTGTTCAGCACAGGATCCAATACAATTAGAATTACCAGTAGCCCAACTAATGCAAGTATATTAGATCCTGGTGAAAGTTCTGCAGAGACAGATTATCTTGCATCTGGTTATCAAACAAATACACAAGAACAAACGATTAATATTAAAACACCACAAGTTGAGAAAAAACAAATTGGTTCTGATCAACCAATCACTCAAATAGTTGAAATAGATACAATTCAAGATCCGATTACAACAACAACATCAGAACAAATAGATTACTATGATCCACTTGCACAATCATTCTTGGTTGAAAAAAGTACGTATCAGGACGGTGTTTTCATAACAGGTGGTGAGTTGTTCTTTAAAACCAAAGATGATGAGGTTCCAGTAACTGTTCAATTGAGAACAATGAGAGATGGTTCACCAACAACTACAATTGTACCATTTGGAATAACACAAATTGATCCTGCAGATGTAAATGCCTCTGAGGATCCAAGTGTAGCAACTAATTTTAAATTTAACACACCAGTTTATTTACAAGGTGGATATGAATATGCGTTAGTTTTAGTTGCACCAACTGAAAAATATCTTGCTTACATTACTAGAATGGGTGAGGAAGATTTAATTCTTCAGTCTATAAGTAGTACTCAACCATACTTAGGTTCACTATTTAAATCACAAAACAGTTCTACTTGGACACCAAGTCAATATGAGGATCTTAAGTTTAAACTTAACAAGGCACAATTTGTAGTCAATACACCATCCAGTGTTCTTTTACCTAACAGTGAATTACAACTACAAAAAATTAGAAGAGAAAATCCCGCCATTGCATATTCGAAGAGATTAAATGTTTCAATAGCATCAACCACAACTTCATTTGGAGCTGGATCTGAACTTAAGCAAGGAACAAATACTGGTCGTATAACTGCTTCGGGTGGAGCAATTACAACTGGTACAAGTAAAGTAGACTATGTTCCAAATACTGGTATTGGACTAACACCAACAGGTGGAAATCTTGCCTATTCTGGAATTGGATTTACAAGTTTGACTGGATTTGGTCAAGGTGCAACTGCAACTGTCACAGTTAAAAGTGGTGTAGTAGGAAGTGCAGACATCAATATTACAAATGGTGGAACTGGATATCAAGCAGGTGATTTATTACTTATGAATCCAATTGGAGTCAATGGATCAGGAGTAAGAGTTATAGTTAAAAATACTACTAATACGAACTTATTAGTAGTTGATAATGTTAAGGATACTTTTGTAGATAATGCAGATATGACTCATATCACCACTAGTGGTGTAAATGTTCCAATTACTGCTGCGAACATCACTGGAATTAGTTCCGATCCAATTCGAGATGGACATACTTTAAAAATTAATCACAGAAATCATGGAATGCATTCAAGCACAAACAAAGTAAGAGTTTCTAATTTCCATCCTGATGTAAAACCAACTCTATTGACTTCAAATATAAATGATGATAGCACAACTATAGATCTTACAAGTGGCACCGACTTTACTACTTTTGAAGGAACTGCAGTTGGAGCTGGTCATACTGGATATCTATTAGTAGATCAAGAAATTATTGCATATAATGCAATTTCAAATAATCAAATAACAATTACAACGAGATCTGTTGATTCAAGTTTAAAATCAGATCATGATTCATCATCTTTAGCTCATAAGTATGAGTTTAATGGTTTATCTCTAAGAAAAATCAACAAAGATCATAATATTGATTCAAGAGAAAAAACATTTGATAGTTACTACTTAAAAGTTGCAACTGGTGGAAAAGCATTTGATATCACTAAAACTGGCGGTGGAAGTGAACTTCATATCTCACAAAATGTCCCATTTGAGGTAATTGATCCTAGAATTACCTCCGTAACACCTACTGGAACTGATATAACTGGAAGAATTAAAACAACTTCAGGAACAAGTTTAAGTGGTAATGAAGCATCATTTGTAGATAAAGGTTACGAAAATATAGCTTTAAATCAATTAAATTATCTCGATAGTCCAAGAATTATCGCATCAAAGATAAATGAATTTGATTTATTAAACAATCAAAAATCTTTTGGATTGGAATTGACATTATCAACAACACAACCTGATGTATCTCCAGTTGTAAATTTAGATACATTAAATGTGGTTGCAATTAGCAACTTAGTAGATGATAAAGTAGTTGATTTTGAAACTGATAGTAGACCAAAAATATCTGGTTTAGATCCGAATACTGCGATTTATGAAACAAGAAGAATTAATTTAGAATTTGTTTCTAACTCTATATTTGTTCAGTTCGATGGACACAGAGAAGTTGAAGGTGAGTTTAGGGTATTTTATAAATTATTCAGAGGTGATGGAGATGACAAAAATCAAAATTATATCCCATTTAACACAAATGGATTACCAGACAAAACTGTGAATGCAAACGCTCTTAGAAATGCTTTTAGTGAATATAAGTTTACTGTTGAAAACACTGCACAGTTTACTGGATTTATGATTAAAGTTGTTATGACATCAACTAGTCAAGCAAAACCACCTAGACTTAAGAACTTCAGAGCAATCGCACTTAGATCATTCGAAATTGACGACTAATGAACAAATACATAAAAGTTAAATCCGATGTCTCTCTTGTGAGAGATGTTAATTCAAATGCAATTATCAGTAAAAATCAGAGTGAATTTGATAAGTTCATAAAATTATCTGAGAAAAAATA